AATATTTAAAGTGGAGTTATTTTCAACTAAAACATCTATACCGACTTGTCCTATAGCTGTGGGTCCATGAATATTTATTGTGGACCCATTAGATCCGCATAATCCAGCAATAAATTGTTGGTATAAAAATCCTGCTGGCCCATGCATTGCCGTGCAGTGATTTCCTGTTCCAAATAAAGATACCACAGAATTTTGGTCTGCTCGGATAAATCTTCCATAACATTGAGTCCCATCCGTGTTAGTAGCTTGAGACACTAAATGTTGAGAATGTATTAAGTCTAACCTAGAATTCGCTCCAACATATATTGCAGGGGCTTGATGATATTTTGAATTATTTATGAAAGACACCCCATGGCTTTCTTTAAATTTCATGCTTCCATAAATTGAGGGTAGGGCATTTCCTTTTTTGAATGTAAAAATAGAATTATCTAAGACTAAGTGTTGCCCATTTCCACTGAAATCTACTTGACCCTTATTTTCAGTTAAGGTTGCACTAAATGAGGTTAATGAATCATTAATTAAAGTAGTAGAATTTCTTGCTCTTATTCCTTCATACCCATTACCTTCACAAGTTAATTCTTCTGCTAATAAAGTAGAGTTTAGTAAATCAATACCGACTCTATTTTCATAACAGTCTATTAGCCCCTTTAAATTTATTTGGGAATTGATAGCTCTTATTCCATATTGCTCATTAGCTTGTGCAGCCAAAACACCTTTATTTAATTCTGTGGATATCGAAAGTCTTTGTAATCCTCCAGTCAAAATAGAATTCTCTAATAGGAATCCAATCTTGTTTCTAGAAGAACAGAAAACAACATCAGAACCTGATGTTTGATAATCTACTCCACTTGTGTCAGAGCCTCCACCAACTGAAGCACTTAAGGTAATTTCACTATTGAACGCTCTAAATCCACAAGACTGATCAGAGGATCTTGTGGAAGCTGAAGTCATTTTATAGTTTCTAGCTGCAAAAGCGGATCTTGATAATATTACTTTAGAGTTATTGAATAAGAATCCGTTTATATTTGATCCAACTGAAGCACAGTTTTCTAAAACTACTTCTGAGTTATTTATTTCAACTCCAGAGTCAACTGAAGAAGTAGTGCTAAAGCTTCCAGGCAATCCTCTGTTCATACCATCTATACAGAAGTTTCTAATGTAGATTCTACCAGAGCAGTTTTTGACACTTAATTTAGATAAATTATTTCCGTAAACTGATCCAAGTATGGGATTATTTGTTGCAATAGCAGTTCTTAATATTCTAGAAGCAGTTGTTTGATTTATTGATGAGTAATCTAATGTTGCTGGAGAATCATTTGAAGTATATTGAGATTCATATACATTTATTAAAAATCTATTAGCTGTTGTTGTCTGAAAGGAAGTAGTATTTCTTAAACCAAAAGTTAGCCCCCCCGCTCTTAATGAAGGAGTTGCATACACAAAACAATTAACTGAATTAAATCTAGAATCACTAGAAGACGAGAAAACTAAAGAACTTATGCTTACAGCAGAAGTTGCAGAAGCTCCAGTTCCTAAAGTAGAACTAAGATCTGCTGAATCAAATCTAAGAGGAACTGTTCTACCCGCTACCGTACCAGTAACTGCTACAACCGAAGAAGTTGAATTAGCAATATTATTATTATAAATCTTACCATAGTTTCTATTTATAATTTCTAATGATCCGTTTTCAACTATTTGGAAATCATGGATTTCCATTTTGCCAAGGTTTCCGAAGTTTGCTACTTCTATTAAGATAGGGAATCTAATAACCCGTGGAAGGGCAGCTATTGCGGCACTAACAGAAGTATAAATATTTCTATTGGCTGCTAAGGTTCCTGCTGGGGCATCTGCACTTACAACCAAAGCTAACCCAGGAACAGAGGATGTTGGGTATCCATTATATTCCCACAGTTCGTAAGTCCTTTCTTCTAAATCATATATTGGAAGGTTATCTTGCTCCCAGTTATAGAAAGAACTAGTGTCAAACTTGGCTACTGTAGGAGTCCAAGAATTATAAAGTCTTGCGCTACCGCTAGAAGTATAAATATCATTTTTAGTAAACATAATTTATTAGAAGTTTAGTGTCCAACGGAAGATTAAACTAAAATCACTAGTTTTAATAACATTGCTGAAATAACGATATGCAACTAAAATAGAAGCTTCGGTGGCAGCTCCTGTTGGATTTTTCATAAACAATCCTATTTCATTTAAAGCAGCAGCGGAGCCACCTCTAGTAATGTTGTTACAAGCCTCTTCATCTAAAACAACAGTGTAGCGCACTGAACTATTTCCAACTTTAGTTACTTTACTATGAGGTATTTTTAAGAAAGTTTTATTTGTAAGAGTTGCGCCATTTACATACTGATTAGATGTTATTGCGTAAATATCAGAGTCAGTACCATATTCAGTCGTAGAACTTAATGGGCCAGATAGTTGGTAAGTGGTGCTTACTTCTAAAGAAGAATTACCAGAAACCCCTATTTGAACTCTGTCTATTTGGTACTCTGTAACTTTATTCCCGCCTGCTCCTGCAAACAAGTAAGCCAGGCCAACTCCCATTCCAGATACGATTATATTATGATCATCAAAAATGATCTCTTCTTTCCCATCTGGAAATAACTTGGCGATCTGAAGATGCCCATTTATTCCTAATTCTTCTATAAAATTCATAAAAATTTAAGTCTCCAAGTTATTGTTATATTGCTATGGCTACCTAATCCTGTTGTTTGACCACATAGATTTTTTGTAAAAGTTTTTTTACAGAATAACCTATACCTCATAGGATTATTTAGGACTGAGAATGTGTAGGGAGGTTTATTTCCTGCTGAAAGTGACCTATTCATATCTATTGTCCAAAGACCTATATGATAAATTCCACCATATAAATTTAATACTTGGACATCAACTGCGTCTATTGTAGAAGTAACCACAATCTCACAAGTAGTTGCTAAAGGTGCTACTACTGCAACATTAATTCCTGTAGTTCCAATAAATCCTCTTCTATCCACTACTCCACGGCCCACATACCCCCCTGCTCCATGAATAGTAGCAGAAGCCACAGATGCACTTGGAACTATAGGAGTAGCCGTTAAATTTAATTGGTTTACAGAGGATATAATATAAGCATACGCCGTAGTTGTAGGTGCGTAGCATCCATATAACACTGCTAAAGGAGCGGAAGCTCCGAATTGAGCGGATGCAGCAACTGCATGAATATGATGTCCTTCATCCTCGATAACAGTTCCAGCAGAAGTTGTGAATGGTAAAGATACATTAATTCCACTCCAAGTTCCTGTTGGAGTACAATTATATTCTAATTTTTGGTCTATTGGGCTTGGAGCTTTTGGAACTGCACTAGTAACGGGGGTATAATAAGTGTTTGACCCTTCCTGTAAAACCACTAAGCTATTAGCGGCTAAAGCACTTACTATCTGTGAATATTGGGTACTATGTAAATTATTTCTCCAAGCAGCAGAAGGGGCTCCAAAAGTAATTGCTTGAATTGTGTAATTAGAAACATCGAGAATAGCTGATGCGCTAGAAATCCCAGATAAAGAAGGGGATGTGGTTAAGACATCAGCTATAAACTCACCAGCACCATCAACAATAAGATTATCCTCCTTAAATAATAAGGTAGGTCCATCTTCTCCTACGGTATGAATTTCTACTGAGCCTCTCATTAGTTTCTAATATCTAGGGATGTTACTTGTCCCCCTCCTCCAGTACCTCCAACCAAAGATGGGTGGAGTTTATAATTAAGTCTAGTTCCTCCGCTTGTATCTAGTATCCCTGAACTATCTGAAGCTTTTCTTGAGGTATAAGCATCAGTAGTTAGACCGTTCATAAACTTTAAAATAGTTCTTAATTCTTCTTTATCAGTAAAGTATCTAAACTCTTCAACAAATGGGTATAAGGGAATAGAGCTTGATTGTATTCCATATCCAGTACCAATTCCAGAATCTTGTTTTAAAGTTAAATCTTGTAAGGATATCGTATCAATTAGTAAATACTTATTTTCGTCGTTAGTTGGGTAGTAGAATACTTCTACAAAATAGTTAATATCATTATCATGTACTTTGCTTCTAGCTTGATGATAAATATCAGGAATAGGAATTATTTCAAGATATTCATAGTTATTATAGTTTGTATAATTTCTAGTATCAAACTCAAATTCAAAAGTTTCTAAGTATTCTTCCTTTAGTTCTGTCAAAGGATCTTTATTGGATTGAACTTCTGAATCAACCTCAATAACTTCATTACCAATACATTGAAGTTGAGTCCCTAAAGTAGGATCCACACTTACTCTGGTTGGAGCTTTAAATGTGTAATCTTTAGCTAATTCATTTTTAACAATAGAAGCAGTTAAAGAATTATACTTTACTAATTCCCAGCGATTCCTCTTAGTCCAGGACCACAAGTAATAATTTCCATCTGGGCCTTGGGTTAATCCTGTATGTATCCAAACTCCAACACGACCTCCACCATACTCTTGGAATCTTAGATCGGACACTTGCCCTTTTAGACTAAATTTAAATCTATGATTCTTTATTAGAGTATTAGTAGTTGGGCCATAAGAAGACAGGTCAAATCTTAATCTTGGAGTTCCGTTATAAGTAAAGCATCTAATAAAAGTTTTATCATTAGCGTAAGCATCTGGATCCCTTACAAAGTTTGTTGGGCTTAATTTAACAATTTCAAATTTATTTCTGTTAGATGCTCCTGAAGTTTGAACAAACTCTAATCCACTGAGAATATAAGGATTTCTAAATTCTGCGCTTCTGTTTCCTGCACTGAAGGATCCGTTCATGGGAAGAACTATTGCTCCAACAGTGGAAGCAACATAAGTTCCAGAAGCATACCCGTTGCTAACTGCACAGACCGTAAAGACTCCAGAGCCTTCTCCATAGCCTATAGGAACGATTGTGTCTATAGAGGAGGCTATGTACCTACCTTCTTGAGAAGACACGGCAGAGCCCTCTATAGAGAAATCACAATTAAACAAACCCTTTCCAAAAGTGTGAGCAAAGATGTTACCACCTGTTTTTTCAATGCTCGATCCACCTAAAGAATCATTAAAATATTTTTTATAATCTCGGAAAAGTTCATTCAACCCTCTTCCAAAACTAAAGTTTTCATAATCTCTGTAATTAGTAATTCCTACTGTTCCACTATTTAAATAAGTGTTAGCTAAGGATAGCTCTTCGTCGGTGTTATAAATAGACCCGTAATAATCTCCTGTTGTAGCAGATATAGCTATTTGAGCTTTAGCTAATGCTTCCTTTTCTTTCATTTTGTGCATTACAATATAAATCGGATGCACTTGTCCACGATCCACATATTTATCATGGGCATCAGCTATCTCAGGATACTTTAAATTCGAACCAAGTTCTTTTAATCCCCTGGATGGGAATGTACTACTAGTATACACTCCTGAGAAAATGTTTGTTGATGATAAGTTCTCACAAGCAGCCCAAACTCCAGAGGGCTGACGATAATCTGCTATTGGATAGAATCCTCCTGCTGAAGGAATATACCCTAAAGGTAAGAATCCAATAGAAGAGGTCATGCTTCTCTCTAAGACTGAAGCATCAAAAGTAATAGGCTGATTAAATCCTGTTCTATCGTAATAAGTTTCATTAGGTAAAACAAACTTAAAGTTGCGTCTTCTTAATGATTTTCTTGGAGTTACTGTTATGTAAGAGGTGCTGCTAACTAAAGCATCAGTAACAGAATCGACATCTGTTCTTTGGAAAGTATTCAAACCACCTCTACCATTACTGTTTCCTGGAGACACATTTCTCATGTCTAAACCAGAAACTTCTCTTCCAGCAAAAACTCCACTAGCAAGAGAGTACATAGTATTTCTCTCATTAGGATTAATTGAATCGTACTCTGTGTGTAATACTCTATTTGGATCTTCATTTTCATTTGCTAACAAGCTAATCGCTGGTATCGCGTGTGCAGGGAGGAACTTATTCAGAACTCCTCTTGAAGCCTGAATTGCATACTTACCATTTCCAGTGTAATCTCTGCTTAAGAAATTAAAACTAGAAGCATTGAAGTTTACAAAAATATGAGAAGATTTACCATTCCAAAGACTAAAAATTCCATTATCAACTCTGTCTGTATCACCTAAAACTGTGAAATAGTTTTGAGGGTTCTGCATACTGGAAAAGAACATTAAGAAATTGTTCTTGTATGAGAATCTGTCTGTAGACCCTATGGTTGCGGAAGTAAGATACGATCCAAAATATTCAGAGAAAGTATTACCTACGCCTAAACACTTCAACTTTTCTATGAAGAAATTTTTAAGTTCTTCAGTTATATCACAATCTTTATAATACTTTATTTCTTCAAATGGGGGAAGTGGGAAGTTTCTATGACCTCTAAAATTGAATACAAAAGAAGAGGCTCCTGTAGAAGACAGGTATATTGGTCGATCTTCAGGCCCTAAATCTTTTGTTGAAACATACAATCCAAGTCCAGAAGGTCCTTCGTGAAAGGCATTTTCAAAAGGTAGATTTTCTCTATTTGAAGCTACATTGAAGTAGTCATATGTAGATCTATAATCCGCGCTGAAGAAAAGTGGTTTTGTTTGTGGTTCAGTTACAAAGCAATAAATATCATCTGGAACTCCTGCCTCATCTAACTTCATATAACGATAAGCAGGGAAATAATCTCCTTGGTAAACGAAACTATTTGGGAACTTCTTATACGCTTCTAGTAGGATATAATCTACTGCAATCTTAATATTATTCTCTAAACTTGCTTCATCGTAATTAAATATTCCAACAGAATACGCTTTTTCTCTTGTCCAAGTTTCAAAGTTTTTAAAGTGAATTGATTCTGTAGCTAAAGCATACCAAAGCATAAATGGGATATATGATTCCCAAACTTCTGCTATGTTAGACGAAACATCTAAAGTCTGACCTTTAATTAATGCGTTTAAAGCATACTGAATACTTAACGCAGTTCCTTTTCTTTTATAAATTGAAACTGCTGAACGAATTTGGTGTCTCCACTTAACTGGGTCTGGACCCATAAGTTCCCAATTAATTAACTGCGCTAAATAAGGTAAGTATTCGTCTGGGCAAGTATCAATATCATACAAAGACTCTAAAGCTTGTATTTGATTATTGATGTCAGCCATGGAGTATCCTATGGCCTTGAGAAGCTTAGTATAAGGACCTTTAGAAGTTAAATTATTTTGTAATGATGCGGCCCCAATGTAACTGTCAAATGCATCCTTAACTCTAAAATCAGCCCTATCCATATATGCTTTTGAATAGATGATTTCTAATAGAGTTTCTAGCTTATCCCATTGTTGAGTTCCACTTGTGTAAGTACCAGTTCCTGATAGGAAATCCGTTGGTATCATTCCAACGCTTCTAATTATTGAACTTACATTAGCATTACCTTGATTATACCAAACATACTTAGTTATTGTTTTTACCGCTTCTAATGTTTCTAATGTGTTGTTTAGATACAATGAAGATAGTTGAGCCAAAGCAAATGATGATGCCTGATAAGATCCTACTCCAGTCACACTACTGGTTATTAAGAAAGCAAACATCCCTAAGTTGTCAACTAAATAATCTCTAGTTACCCCTCCATTTGATCCAAAAACACCTCCAGTTGAGTTTTGTAATTGACTATTAATTTGATTAAATCTTAATTTAGGAAATAGAACCGCAGATAAAAAATTAACAAAATCTTCCGCAGTTTCAAACTGATCTAATGAGCTACCACCTTTAAATTGATTTAGAGAACTTCCTAAAGGATATAATATTTTGTCTTCAAAAGATTGGGGTGTAATTTTTGTTAATTCATTTTGTTTAACAAAAAATTGAGACAATGAAGAAACGCTATCATAACTAGTAATTACCAATGCTCCCGCAGGAGTGACTATATTCTTAGCTAAAAGTATTTGACTATTGATAACTTGATCAATGTTATCAACTCCAAGTCCACTGAAATTTATGTCATCTTGTTCATAAAATTCAGGAGTTATGGGTTTAAAAACCTCATAATAATTTGATTTATTATATCTATTTGGACTTGGATTAAAAGTATTCATTAGTCTAGGTACTCAATCTTTATTGCCAAATTGTTTAGCTGAATTAATTCATTAAAATCAACTTGAACATTTTGAGTTAGATTATCAACTGAAGATATTCTAACTTCATCTAATTCAAAGATTGCTCGGTTTAAATCAGACAATATTAAAGTCTCACCAAACTCCCTATTGTCTACAGACATATAAGTTAAAACAGCATTTCTTACTTTGCTCTTTATTAGTTGTTCTTTTGATTGAAGTTCTCTATCAACTTTTACAGTTATATTTAAATCTAAAGTTCTAACTAACCCATCTACGGCTACTATTTCATCAGTAACCATTTTCTTAGTTTGTAAAGCATCTATCAGTTCTTTTTTGAAAGTAGGAGACGCTTTTTGAACTTGGAGATCCGAAGCTTTTTCAACCACATAAATATCAATAATATTACCAGAGCAGTAAGCCTTTCTTGTTGCAGCTACCGCCTTGCCAACAGTTCCATAATCGCTTATGAAAGTATTTGCAAAGTTAGTGTAGTCATCTAAAGTTACAACGCGATCCTGACGAGAGAATGTTAAAGGAGCATATTTTTTAGCATGAGTCACTGTCTCTGCATCTGCTCCCCCTGTTGCCTTTGTTATATTTGTTACAACACCCGTCCTCTGTGCTCCTGCATCAGTGCAAGTAATATTAGAATTTATAAAGTTAGAATTTATATTACCTCTACTACCACCTCCAACTCTATAAGTTACAAAATAACTTGCAGTATCAGGGGGGTTAACTCCAGCAATTCCATTTCCAAAAACTATGGTAGCTTTGTAATCCTCGTCATAAACAATTTGAAAAACTTTTTGTGAGTTACTAGAGGCAAAGAAAATATTTTCTACTTCTTCGTATGCTCCTGATGTTGTAGTAGTTGCATTATTGATAAAAACTTGTATTGAACCTTCAATAACTGGAGATTGAGTTAGAGGAATTGATTTAATTGATTCTGTGGCTGCAAACTCCCCACTATCAGTAACTAAAGCTCCTTCTTGTAAAGCAAGGCTTGTAAAAGTATTATTGTTTGGAGCCTGTGCTGCTAAAGTAATTGCTCCATTTATATTTGCAGATTCGACAATACCATTGTTTACTTTGTATAAAGTAAATGCTAAAACTCCTCCATCTTCTGGAGAAGTTACTGTGATTGTTCTGTTTGCAACTGGAATGATCACCTGACCTCCAGTGTACCCTTGAATGGTATAATTAGCGTCAGCGGCAGCAGATAAAGGCCCCTTTAGTCTAACGCCAATTAACTCTAATAATTTTTTTATTGAATTTCTATTTCTAGCAGTTAACAAGAAATTCTCATTAGCCAGCATATCAGCTTTTAGAGACATTACTGCTCCCATGTATGCTACTAATTCAATAAGCATCATTCCTAGATCTGATTCGACAAAGTAATCATAATCTAGTGGGTAGACTGCTTTGATATACTCAATCAACGAGTCTCTAAGAGTTATGAAATCTGTTCCTGCATAATTTATTAAATCTAGTTTGCTCTCATCAGGGATCGTGACAAGTTTCATAAAGTCCGATTGAGCAGTGTTATTAAAATTCATTGTAGTATAACCTCAACTTCAAATTGATTCTGAGTATCGTCTCTTAATTGAAGGAGTACGACAACTTTTAAAGCTTGGGATCCAGTCTCCGAAATTTTATCTAAATCAAATACTCCAAGCTTTACAATTTTTACATCTCTAGTGTACTTCCTTATAGAAGTTGCAATTTCTTCTTTTATCTGTTCAAAAGTTATATCATCTAAAGGTTGAAATAAAAACTTTCTTAAATTGCACCCGAATCCAGGAAGCATTACTCTTTCACCTCTTTCGGTTAAAAGTAATTGGCGAACACCATTTTCAATAGTTTCTACCCCAGTAGTTTTTCCAAAATATCCTCTAGAAGTTTTGTACTTACCAATAGGATAATTTAACCCGAAAAACTTAGGCTTCTTTCTAGCAACATCACCAAACTTGCTTTGGTTTACAGGGCCATAAACATTAGTTATTTGATTGTACGCCATTAGGTTAGAATATTCTTGAAGTAGACTTGTTGAGCTTTATAATTTGTTAAAACCTCGCTACTATTTAGAGGTTTACTATAAAACTTTAAACTTCCTATATGACCACGAAGACCACTAGTAATTCCCCCTCGGTCTCCTCCCATGAAGTTGCCATAGCGGTACATTCCGTCTGTGTAGCCTCCTCCGACGATCCATGGGGTGTAGAAGGGATTGAGCTTTGGACCGTTCTTGAGGCTTCTGGGGCCGTCTACGGAGCTTGATCCATACTCGAAGCTGTTGTCCTTTTTGAAGCTAGGAAGATCTGGTGTAGCATACTCTCTTACGCCAAAAACCTCACTTAAGGAGGAGGTAGCCATTAATTGGCCGTCACAGTACATTCGCATTTGATTAGTTTGAGGATCACCAACAATATCAACTAAAACAAAAGTTGATGATGCCGCTCCAAAGCTTTTACCATTTACCGTTGTACTACAATCAACTTTCATTTTGTAGTAGCCTTGCATAGAACCGCAGTCAACTTTATTAATCCAAGAACAAGAGCTTAAATCTCTAGCTTGTGTGGGCGCAATAAAGAAGGATAGAGAACTTGTAGGATCATTGGCAGCATTAGAATTACTATAACCTGTTGATTCTTTTGTAATTCTTCTGTCTCTTGTAAACCCTGCAATAACTCCTCTCACGAAAGTATCCCCATTATCAGGTAATAAATAATCTAAATCAGTAGTAGTTCCTGTTGCATTTATTGATATAGCACTACCTCTAGATCCAACATTTTCGTTAGCAATAATTGCTTTGGTTAAAGATGATGCAGTAGAACTTAACCATCCAGTAGAAGCATTAGTTAGGTTTGGAACATGAACCCAACACTCAATTGTAAACCCAGATGGATTATACATAAGTTCTTGATACTCTACAGTATCTGGAAGTCTTATGAATGATCCTAAGGCTGATGCTAGGGTTGGGGAGGATACCTTATTTTTAACAATTCCTTCTAAGTAAGGTATGGATAAGCCAGAAACAAACACTGAGCTTGGGTTTGAAGCAACTAACTGAACATTGTTATATGAATTATTAGTTATTGTATTCGTTATATCAAAATCAGTAGAGGAAGGTTGAACTACTTTTGTTTGAAGGAAATTGTAAATTCCAAATAAATTCTCTGTTACAACCGTATCAGTAAGAGATAGAATTGTTGAAGATGTGTCTGGTTCTGAATATAGAATATCTCCAACTCCAATTTCTGGAACTATTAGCTCATTGATCGTTAGAGCATCTGTCTCTCTGATTGGTGGAGACGCATATTTAGTTTCTATGGGAAGAACTATTCCAGACACTTCACCTTGTCTAAATGTTAGTGCTCTCTGCTTCTCAAACTCAATACCGAAGTTGTAATCATTTAAGTAAGAGAAATCATTAATAGGAACTTCGCCTTTCTTGAATATCTCCTCTTCCCCTCTTGTCTTGTCAAAAATATTTGGGGCCTTTACAGCAATTTCAATCTGCTTTTTGCGTCTTCTTATCTTTGAGTTATGATTAGCAATTTCAGAAGCTAAAGCTAATCTCATATTCTTTGTGATAGATGTTTCTTGATTAGAAGTTATTGCAAGCTGATCTGTGAGTAGAGAAGATAAGTCCCAAATATGCTTATCTCTTTGCTCTGTTATATTTCTCAAGAAATGGTCTGCATTATAATGCTCCATCAAGAAAGGGCTATCGTCTATGAGATCTGGATCAAATAAAGTATTTTTGTATTGATTAAACTGATCTAGAGTTATTGCCTGACCCTTGCCACCCAAGTTGGAGTTGTGCTCATATTTCCACTTCTCCCCCTCTGGAACTACAGTGGAATTTATATTTACAAAGATAGGGTTTAATCCACCTGTTTGTGAGTCATAGTAAAGGCCATCTTTTGTCAGTAAGAAATATCCTCTAGTGCTAATAGGGGGCCCAAAAGACAATCTGAGAAGACCCTCTTGATCTCCTTCAGGCTCCTCTCCTGTATCATCAATAGCGAATCTCTTATAATTTGTTTCTGCAAGAATAGCGTCAAACTCAACAGAATCAGATATGCGGGGTTCTTTTGTCGGGTCTTGCTGTCTATCCTGAATAATTGTATTGATATTGTCAATGAACTTATCGCACTTAGTAATAAATTCTGAGGCAGCAGCTAATCTTTGCCTGGATAGTGCGTACTTCTTCTCCAACATACTAGAGAGTTCCCCAGAAGAAAGTGCGTTCTTTTGATCTGCTGAATTTCCACTTTGAAAACTTTGTAGTCTTTCAAATGTTTGTAAGCAGTTTAGTATTTCATTAACTTGTTGAGATATACTCTGATAGTTTGAATAAAGTTGGGCTCCCGCTGAAGCTACTTGAGTAAAGCCAGAAACTATACCTTTTAGATTTTTTAAAACCTGAACTGTGTCATTGTCTAGCTTACCTTTAGCGGAGTCCGAAACAAACTTTAATCTTCCTGTTTCAGTGTCAAACTCAATAATTCCAGTATCAAACATTAACGCTTTAACAATACCTTTAGTTACTGAGTTTGCAGCATCCCTACCATCTTCTGCCAAATCAGAAAGGTTTAATAAAATGTCGCTTGGAAGAACTGACAAAGCATCCGCAGTTAGTTCTAAAAGACAGTTAGGAACTCCAAAGGCTGTTCCTAATGCCTGAAATGGGTTCTGCCCTTGAGAACCCTGAACTCTTAAAAATGTTTCTAGATCGAATGCTGCCATTATGTTTCTACCTGTATTGGATATGCACTATCTATGCTTGCTATCGAAGGTGCGTTAGGGGAAGCTAATCCAGAGTTTAAATCTATAGAAGCTCCGTCAAGATTGATTTCTCCACCAGATTGCATATCTATGCCACCTCCAGCATCAATACTTAACTTTCCTCCAATTTTTAAATTAAGGTCTCCTCCAACTACTATATCTAGGTTATTTCCAGATCTAATCTCTATTTTACCTTCCGAATCTACCCGTACAACTGAAGTATTGGCTCTAGTTCTTATTTGTATAACTTGGGAGGCGTTTTGCTCAGTGCATTCAATATGAATTTTACCTGTGCTTTGGGATCTAGAATAAATATTTACATCCTTATTTCTAGATTCTATATTAACATTACCATAAAGGTCGTTTGCAGGTTCCTTGTTTATACCAGTGGAAGTATTTGCAATGGTAAGTTCTAACCCGTCCAATAAGTGAACTAAGTATCGCCCGTTTGAGGACCTGTGCTCCTGCCCTTTATTAGCGTAAGTTTTTAATAATCTTGGGCCATCAACAACTGTATCTGAGGATGTTATGGTTATACCATCTCCATGTTCATTCTTTAAAATAACACTATTTACTAAAGGACTATCTATTAAACTTAATTCTTTTCCAGCAACCGACTTTAATTGTAATTTTGTATTATAATATTCTGGATTATATTCATTAGATAAAACAACCTTGTTTCCTAATGGATCTTTAAAAACTAGCCTCTGGGGAACTCCTCTGGCTTTATATACTTGATCATCTACTTTATCAGAGGGGGATTTTAACTCCTCTGATAATACTATAGGATTGTCTGTCTCATCTGTTAAATCTTCTAATACTGATCCTATGTAATAAAAAGTTTCCCGGTCTTCAGGTTGCACTACTAGGATAGTTTGCCCAACTGTTGGTAAAGCTACAAATCCAGAACCACCATTTCCAAAATAAGGAGAAGTGTAACTTATCTCTCTATTTTGATTTCCTAGTATTTGGACTCTAGCCAAAAACTTAAATGTTGTAGAGATTTGATCAACATTAACAACCTCTGCTATTGATACTTTCATTAAGCCCCTTCCTTTGGTTTCTTATTTATAATAGCTTGAGGGTCTTGAACATTATTTATTGATGGTCTTATAAGTTTAAATTCAGAAGACATCTCACTCATTGACATCTTGTGTTTAAAACCGCAAATTCGATATAAGCCGGAAGCCAATCTAGTTAAATCATCTCGATCATTAAATTGAGAATTATCAAACTTTTTTTCCGTTCCTACAAATTGAGGTGCTTGGGCAAATACTAAACAATCAGAAAGTAATGTAGCATTTGAGGATAAATGATACATAGGAACTGTCTCTATAGTAATTTCCAGAAGTTTAGTATAAACTTGATTTGTTAAATCAAACATTATATTTGCAACATTGTTAACGCTTGCAATATCAATATTATAAGTTGGTCTGTTTTTATTGTTTAACATTAACTGTGCTTGTTCCACACACCCCCTTGCTATAATATCTAAATTTTGATTGTTTTTATAAGTCTCTAAAATATCAGGAGGAACTCCATTAGTTTTAAAATTTTCTAAAAGCTCTTTAGTTAGTTCTTCTTTTGTATTCTTCCCAGCTAAGGAAGTGCTTAGTTTATTAGCAATATAATTTTGTAAAGTATAGCTATTTAAAAATCTAGTCATCTTAGTTTTTTCATCGTAAGGTCCTGCTAAGTGACGAACTGCTCTTTTTTGTAATTCAACATTAAATCCCGTCATCAATTCTGAAAGATACACGGGGCTTAAATCTATTTTTAGTTTTAGAACATTTGAATTTTTTGTATTAAATCTGAAAACGGGCTTACCTTTTAAAAGCTTTTCTTTATTAGTTGATTTAAAAGAATAAAGGAACTCGTCTGGAACTTCGCTAATGCTTCCAAAAGGCATATTCTTATCCTCTGGAAATCTTAGGGAATATACTTTAAAATTATAATCTTTCGTTAAAACAGTCTCGTCTGATGGGTGAAGTAAATCTCCTTTAGCGGGTCCAAATACAACTTCATCTTTGTTAAATAGGGGTTCTTTAGATATAGTTTGTATCTTGTCATCAATTTCTTTTATTCCAGAAGCATCAACAGTAACTCTTTGTTCTTTTAATTGTTTAATTGATTCTTCCCGTTGTTTAATCTGTTCTGGAGTTGCTGCTATTTGTTTTGCTTTTAAACCAATATTAACTTTCTCTAAGCCCTCAAAGTCTTTAGAAATATATTCTCCTCCATATAAAAATTTACTTATTAAATATGAATCTCCAAAGACTATCCAAGGTTCAGTAGGATCCACAATAACATCTGAAGTAAAGAGTGAATCTTTTTTATTGTGGTACTCTTCCCAAACCTTAATTATTTTTCTATTAGTTTCATAATAACAACTAACTGGAATTTTATACATTCCTCCAAATCTATTAATTCTATCTATAACATCCATTAATCTAGCATAAGGATCATACGCTTGATTTTCTTTCGTGCTATCACTTATAGATGCATAATAATTGTGAGAAGTAAAATGTTTGACCACATTTTCATCAGGAGACTTAGATCTTTCAACTTCACTTACCCCAGCTAGTATTGAAGATTGCCCAGTTGTTCCTTGCTGTGGACTTTGGACTTCTGGAGTATAGTTAGATTCATAAGAATTTAAAGATATACCTAAATACCCTAAAATATCAGCTAACCTATTTCGATAAGAAGCAGCTATAAGTAAATTTGAATTGTTTAATCGAGGATATTGCAATTTCCAGTTAAATACATTATCTTTATTTTTTTGTTCACTAATAGTCAAATCATGTGCTATATTACTTGAAAGTAATAGATAATTTAAATTTGGTAGTAGAACTATTACATTAGGATTTCCAGTAGCTTTTCGTATAAAATCACGAATTGCATCAGTTACAATTAAATGCAAATCAAAATATTTTAATGCTTTAGATACAGCTTTTACTCTCTGTTCTTCTTCTTGTAAAACTTCAAAGTAAATATTACTTTGTAAAGACTCTAAAACATTAGTTATAGTTTCCTCTTGTTTAGTGTCTTTACCATAAAATCTTGAAGTTTCTCCTTTTACATATTTATCAAAAGTAAATTTTGAAGAACTTCCATTAATAGATCTTCTCATTCCATAGTAATTAAATACATATGCCCCACCCCCTGCATCTGCAAAGGAGCCAGCCTTATCTGCTAAAGATATAAAGTTATTTGTTGGAGTTAGGTGTAGAGTAATTTTTTTAAACTCTTCTAAGGAGATATCAATTTTATTAACAGTACATTCAAAAGGTCCTGCCCAGCTTTCTATGTTTGTTCCTGCTCCATATGCTACATAAAACTTTCTGAGTATATTTTGATTAGCGTAAGCTTGACGGAAGAGAAGTGTTTTATATTCTTCTTCGCTTATACCTTTTTGTTGTAATTGTTTCTTTTCATCATTCGAAAGCTTTTGTTGTGTTGATGGAAAAAATGCATCAGCCATCGCTTCGGGATAAAAGTTGCTTCCTACGAATTTTGATTCAAATTCGTTTTTTGGATCTATTAGTTCTATTTTTATAACACACTCAGAACCCTGTTGAGTATGTTCCAATGAAATTATATTTGGATTAGCATAATTAGAAAATAATAAATAATCCCCGGTTTCTCCAGAAAATTTACTAATGATATCCTCTGTTTGAAGAGGAAGCTTCAGTGTAAATAAGTTATCTGTTGCTTTTTTATTAAAAGCTATGAAAACATAAGGGGTTGGAATAGTAGTCATTTGTTCTTTGGTAATAAAATTCTTTGATTTGCACCAAGGGATTCAAAAGGATCAGAAATGTTATTTACAAACATGATCAACCACCAATTTCTAGGATCCCCGTAGTATTCGTTTGCTATTAAATCAGGTCTATTTTTCAATCCAGCAGGAATGTATCCAACTTCATAATCAAAAACAGTATCTATTTTTGCAATGATATCCTCATATGCAGGAGAATTCACTATGCTTGTAATCTTTCTTCCTTTATGAGTATAAACAACTCTATCTAGAGAATAAGGTCCTCTATTTTTAGTAGTAGAAATCATAATAACTCTCCTGGATCCATACTTGGCTCTTCTGTGAACATTGCTTCGTATCCAGATAAATTATCTCTAGATACTACTTGGCCTCTTTGGAATTTACCGAAATCCCCAGCCCTAACCTCTTCTAAGCTTAAAGAAAACTTCATTATTCTTGGGAATAAGGTCTGCATCTCAAACCCAGATTTATCATCATAAGTTATTGAATATTTCTTACAAATACATGGAACATCTTGATAAAGAAGCCCATGAGTAAATCTAATTATTGGGGGACCTAAAACTGGGTTTTTAGAATTAGTAACAACAGAAGTTCTAACAATATTAGTCCAGTATAATCCAAGCTCGGCTGCTTTCACATTTATTAAATTTTTCTGTGTTTCTAATTCAGGGGATGGGCCAACAATTGATAATCCTTTAAAAACTGAAGGAATTCCATTAAAAGTATGAAATGAAAGCACATTTGGATACTCTGTTTTAGCTTTTTGTAAAAACTTATTAGCTAGTTTACTAGATTGTTTAGCAAAAGGGTCTTGGGTAGCATTACTAATGGTTTTTGCCCAATCCCGTGTAACAGGCTGAGATTGATCGTTTAGTGCTTCTGGATGTTCGTAAATAATGTGGGGTAAATTTATAGTAAATGTTAATTCGAACTGTCTTGAATCCGCACCTGTGTAACCATATAAATTACTAGATCTAGAAAGTAACTTAAACTCTGTATATCTAGCGGATTTACTTTCTCTAATATCAATATTCTCATAGAATGGTAAAACTACTTGAACAAAACTCTCTCCTTCTTTAGGACTAGGATAATAAAATACTACTCTAGATCTTTCGGGAAGTTGTCTATTTGTATTATAACTTGGCATATATTTTCCTTATCAATAAGTCCTAGATGAACTTGGAGGTCTTAGAAGTGGCTTTGTTTGTTTTACATTCTGGTTCACTAATTCTAACTTTTGTACGGTCTGAGTTTGAGCTTGTACAGTTTGAGTAGAGTTTTCTGTTTGCACATTTGAATTATCTACTAATTTTTCTATTCTGTCATTAAGCACGACCATTTGTGATGCAACTGGATTTGTTGATTGCAATCCTAACATCACTCTAAAAGCATCCTCTAATTCTTTATTAGTAGTCTTTATAAACTCAGGAATTTTAATTTCTTTTCTTGTGTTTTTTTCAATTTGTTCGGATGTTGTTAAAGCAGATTGATCTATTTTTTGTCTTAATGCGTCTGCTTTTTTCTGATATTCTAATGAATCATTTTCAAAACCAGTTGACCAATCTCCAAAAGTAATAGAAGAAAGAACGCTATAAAATCCTTGAGCTAATCTGTAAACTATTAGCATCATATAGTCTCCAAAGTTATTAAAAACTTTTTTAAGTTCAGAAAAGATGTCAGAAAATCCAAAATCAAAAATATTCATTACAGCATATAAAGCTAATCCCAATGCAACTACTACTCCAATAAGTGGAAGTAGTGGAGATAATAAAGCAATAAATGCCTGTACTAATGCTGTTAATGTTGGAATTAGGAAAGCAACTACTAGAGTAGTTATGCTTATAAATCCAATAATAAGAAGATCTGTAAAACGGCTAAGTGAAGTAATAGACTTAATTACTTCACTTATAAATTTAATTACAGGAATCGCCCCATCAATCAAAACTTTAACAGCATCCATCACCGACTGTTTTATTGGAGCAAACAAAGAGTCCATTAAATTTTTAAAATTATTAATTACTTGATCAAATGCTTTTGTTGGATCGTTTTCCTTTATATTATTTGCTGTTCTTTCAAGTTCTGTATTTAAGGATAAGAATAACCCAGCACTCCCCCCTGTCATTTCTTGTAACAATCTAATGTTCTCTATTTGAGAACCTTGCATAGATTGCACTCCCATTGAAAATCTTCTAATTGCTTCGATTGCTAGTGCAGATTGTTCTTCTGGAGATCCTTGACCAGAGATCAATCTTCTAGATAGGTCTTGAACTCCGAATCTAGCAAGCATATTTTGATTTTTACTAGAGACATCGGTTAGGATTGTTAACGCTCTAGCAACATTATCTGCATTGCGTTCCCCTCCTAATTTAGCTGTTAGTTGACTTACAAAAGATGCAAACTGAGAAGTGTCTTGCCCAGCTAAGGAAAGAGTTTCCATTACAGGCTGAAGTTTTTGTAATTGATTAACTAAAACTTCTGTAGAAATTCCATATCTTAACGCAGAATCCAAAGTAGCTTTTGCAAGGGCATTAGTCTGACTCTCAGATAATCTCAAAGCAACTTGAAGTTCTCTAAATGCAGCTATAGTTGGAGCACTTGATTTTCCTAATGCCTCCTGGGCGGCAGCTAGTTTTATCAATTCCCTATTATTCCCAAACAATGCTTGTCTATTTAATTCTAACCCAATTGAAAATTTACTATTTAAAGTTAAATTTAATCCTTCCGTAGCAGCTAACCCTCTACCAGCCACATCTGTATAGGATCTATTAATACTTAAAGCTTTATTGTTTAAATCATTAAAATCATCAACAACAGTATTTACCTTAGCAGTAAACGCTGAAATAACAGATTCTAAACGACTTAAAGAAGCTCTAAAGTTATTAGCAATCTCTTGTAATTGATCAGGATCCACTTATCACCTCTTTTGTTTTGTCTTTAAATAATCTATCTTTTGAGGGTTACCTATAATTTTAGACATTATGTAAGTTCTATATTGATCCTCTCCTAAGGATCTTCTATCCGTATATAGATTCTTAATATAATCTAAGGTTATTTGATTAGGCAGAGTAACTTTTACACAAGTAAGAAGAGAGTTTCCTGTTTTGGCATCCTTCTCAACAGGTCTTACAACAAGCACGGTTCTTTCTTTAACTCTATTTAAAAGTTTATACTTGAAGACTAAAATATCGCCAACTTTAATACCAGCAGAGCTTTTAGATACTGGGTAAGAGATAATTTTATCCCCGTATAACTTATTTTTTATATTTTTTAGGATTTGTTGAGAAAAAGCCATTTAAGTAACCTCTAATATATTTATATTATATAATGATTAATATAGTAAATAAGAATGTCAAACAACAATATAAATATAGATATAGTAGATTTTATAGATTTAATAAATGATACATTAAGTTCTGAGTTTGTTGAGAGGTGGAAACATAAATACTCTGAGAGATTTATAAAGCACTTCCAGCTAAAGCTTCTTGATTCATTAAATAAACAAAAGCCTCTTAAAATAAACATTTTGTATACTTACTTGACAAAGAAATGTAAGTATGCCCCAGAACAAGTTTTAAACTTCTTTGATTCCGTAGATATTGATCTTTACAGACCTTTTATTACTGGTCGTTTGAAGCCTTTGAAGAACTCTTTATCTTCTTCAGGCTCTCCTCTATGACTCTTGGTTCGTTAAATTCAGGACATAGACTCTTGTAGGGACACCAGTTACAAAATTCGTTTCTTGTGGCTGTTAGATCGGTTTTTTTTGATTTGCGGATTCTCCACACCTCTTCCTCTATAGATCTCAGATAAGCATTTATTTGGCTCTGAGTGTATTGTATGGGTACTAAGTTTCCAGTTATTGGGTAGTAGTGGGCCACAGTTATGTTCTTTATAGGAACTTCGTATAGCTTATGAATGGCGTAGGTATAGCCCTTCATTTGCGTATCCTGATAAAGATCTACTTTTGTTTTTTCTTTCTTAGAAGTCTTGTAGTCAATGATAAGATAAGTGTTATTCTTCCCTTTGATAACTCTATCTATGATTCCATTTAGTTTCATGTCCTTTCCAAAATTAACCTCGAAGGACATCTCGGTAGCTATGGTTTCTTCCAGCTTCTTGTTGAAGGTTAAGAAATTTTTAATACAAACAAGTTCTTTGCCTGTATAATCAGAAGAAAGTTTATATTGGCCTTTAATCTCTTCAGAAAGTTTTACTAACTGTGCTTCTTCAGATAGCTTATAACCCTCTTCAAAGATCTTGTGGATGTATGACCCAAAATGCAGCGCGTCTGTGTTGGCATCCTCAGGCTCTGGTATATAATCTACATACTTATAACGATATTTCAACTTACATTGCTTAAAAGTCTTATACTTCGACTCTGATATCTTATCTATGTGCATGGTTACTCCTGAATTCATTAAAGACTATATTACCACAAAATTCTCTGATAAGGGAAAGATTTCTGCCAGTGGTAGAGAGTTTATCATGGAATCCGTATTCCTTGAAAATGACTGGAAACGGCATATGAGCATAAACCTAGATACAGGATTATGGCAGGATTTTAAGTCTGGTGAGAAAGGAAATTTCATTACTCTCTATGCTTATGTAGAGAACTTAACCTACCAGAAAGCTCAGGTAAAACTTCTTATTAAATCGTTTGACGCGATCAAACTTGAAGAAGATTATACCCTTAGCGCGAATAAGGAAATAAATAACGAAAATCTGGGCGAGCTTACTATGATAAGCATCGACAACGAACCAAAGACTGAACTGGAGAAGAGAGCTTGGAATTACTTAGTATCAAGAGCTATCTTAACTGATATTAACTCTAAAAAATACTTTATTTCTAGTAACCCTCGTTTTGCGGGTAGAGTAATAATACCTTTTGAAAAAGATGGCTTTATGTACTACTTTCAAGCGCGGACCCTGACCGATCAGAAGCCTAAGTATCTAAACCCGACATACTACAATAATCTTAAGGTTTCTGATGTACTGTATCCTTTTGATGAGGATGCTGAATATGTAGTGATCTGTGAAGGCCCTATTGACGCTATCTCCCTCCAAATACAGGGAGTGAATGCAACATCAACACAAGGATGCAGCGTCAGCTATAATCAACTAGAAACGCTTAGGGACTTCAAAGGCAGAGTTATCCTGGCATATGATAACGATGCAGCAGGACTACACGGGCAGGAAAGGTTCGACACTATCAGAAAGAACCTTAGAATGCCAGACTTGTGGATTTGCCCAGTTCCAAAAGGTCACAAGGACTGGAACTCCGCTCACTGTAAATTTGTTGATTTACATGATTGGGTTGAAAAGAACTCAACCAAATTTGATTATTTCCACAAGATTCAGGAAATGATAAAGTACATCGGTTGAGTTACTATAGTCTGATTCAGTAAGTTATACTTACAGGTTAGGCAGTAAGTTCCAGTAAGCCCACCAAAGTTAGCAACACTTGGGTGGGTTGCTAGTTTTGTGGTATCAAATAGAAGAACTAATGTGTTACCATCTGTAACATCTACTAGCCCGGATGTAGTAGCAAAACTAGAAACTTCGACTCTAGAAGGCAAGGTCATTGTGTCTTCATTGATTTTTTCAATTTTAAACATTGCCGAAGTTATTGCTGCATCCTTGAAAACATTTCTCAAAGACTCATCTATGGTTCTATTACCAATATTAACATCTGTAGTAACTTGTAGATCCACGATGGAGTCTAATCTTATATGCTTATTTATTAAACGATTAGACGCTGTTAGTAATAAGGGCTCTGTGTAAGTAAAGATTGTGTCCCGATACAGGCTGAACTCATTTGCCATTGCTTGGTAATCTGAGTTCGACACCATCTTAACAGTCCAAATATCGAAGTAATCGGAAGCCGCAGAAGCTCCATTAGCGACAGCAAAACCAGAGCCATTTAAGTTGTAATATCCTGATAGGGCTATTGTTCCATCTAAAACACAAACATACTCACCTTTTGCCACTCTATAGATCCCACTAGTGGAAGCAACATTACCTGTTGGGTCATAGGAGCTAGGTGCTAAAGCAGCACCAGAGTCATTAGCAGAAGCACCAAAGTGCATCAGTATTAAGCTAGAAGGAAGACCAGAAGTAATTAATCCTGTGCTGGTATCAATAACGGTGCTAGGAGAAATGTTCGCAAGTCTGTCAAAGATAGTAACCCCACTGATGTCGTAAGGGTCAAAATATTCACCATTATTAACGAAGAATGTTCGGAGTGCTACTTTTTGTAGCACTCCTGGGCGACTGTTTCTATCTACGAGACTTACTCCGTTCAACTGCATCGTTTTCTCTTTCCACTTCTTCTTTTAGAAGTTTAATATATACTGTTCTCTCTAATCTAGGCATTGATTTTACATCTGCGTATGTAAACCCAACTCTATGCACAAGTATATAGGCTTCTAAATACAGGGAATCTAAATTTAATCCCTCTTCTAGCTCTCTTCGAAAAAATCCGCACCAATTGGTAGTTCTACTACACTCTCCTTTTGACAGGATGCACAATCAAAAGCTATCTTTGTATTAATGCCAAGATCTGATCTCATAGCATTAACTATCTTTTTAATGTCTTTGGATGGCATTTTTTCAATAACAGCCGAGATAATCGTTTTATCTTTAACTCCATCAATCTCCTCTACGAATCTCCAAATATGATTCATAATCATTGATGGATCTTTAAAATAAGCCTCATCCTTGGTTTTAATTAAACGAACTTTAATCTTCTTTTTAATACCAGTTAAAAATACTTCTGATGGATCACAGAAATCATCCCCAGCATAGGTTATTGGCAGTTCTCCTAACTTAATAGTTGTTTTAGTTAAGGCATCACAATGTTGGCAAGGAAGCTCACACTCATAATTTTCCCCATAAGAAACTTCTCTAAGTTTAATTAGTAAAAATAACTTGTCTGGAGTTATAAGCTCTGCAACATTAATATTTGTTGCACACCTAGAAAGGATCATGTTTATAGGATCCATCTTTCCCTTTTGAGACGCTATCGCCTTCTCATCTTCAAAGTTCATCGGACGAACGGTGACAGGTTTTGTGGGGTCTTGTTTGCAAGAAACCTTATTTTTTGTAGGAAGCTCAACCTCTATTTCAACATTTGCTGGAAGATTTTCCAACAACTTATCAATCATCTCTTGTTTATTATTAGGTATTAAATCGTTCATAAAACTCCTTTTCTGAACTATACTATTATAGTATGAATGAAAATTATAGTCAAAAATACAACTTCAAAGATAGAAACTGATAACCCACAGTTACTAGAAGCTCTTTACAAACTATATACATTTAAAATCCCAGGAGCCGAGTATTCAACAGCCTACCGCTCACACCACTGGGATGGAAATAAACACTTCATAACTAAAAATGGGAGCTTTCATAGTGGACTACTTCAAAGATTGTTATCCGACCTGAAAAAGATTGAATGTGCCCCTGAAGTAGTCTATCTAGAGAACGATCAAAAAAAAGTTAATGATTACATCGTTCCAAATTATAAATTTTATGACTATCAGGAAGATCTAATAAAGAAAGCTCTGCAAGCCAAGCGTGGTGTCATAAAGTCTCCTACTGGTTCAGGAAAAACTTTAATTCTAGCTGGGTTGATTCAGGCGTTAGCACCCAGACGCATGGTAATCCTATTCAACTCTAAACAACTTCTAACCCAAACATATGATTTCCTAAAGAAGGAGATCGGATTCTCTGATGTTGGTCTTTGTTTTGGTGAGGGGTATATTGAAGGGAAAATAATGCTTTGCACTGTTCAAAGCATTGAGAGAATCATAGATACGCACCTTTTAGAAGCAGAGGTTGTCTTTGTTGATGAGTGCCATGAATTCTCCAAAGGTAAGATGGCTCTAGCCGCAATAGAATCGTTCCCTAAGGCTTCCTACCGTTTTGGCCTTACCGCAACCCCACCTAGTGATGATATGCGCCTATACTCCTTAGAGGGGGCTTTAGGGCCAATCCTAGAGGTTGTGGACACCAATACTTTGGTAGAAGAAGGACACTTAACCAAGCCAATTATCCAGCTAATAAATAGAAAGTATGATGCCAGCGGATTAGACGATCAAATGACCTATAGAGAAGTTTACGATGCATATATCGTAAACAACGATGGGCGAAATGAAATAATCGTAAACATCGTAAATACGATTCATACTTCTCATCCAAAAGCTAAAATATTAATATTAACCAAGTCTCTGGAACATGGCAGACTTTTGGAAAGAAAGATTCCCAACTCACAGTTCCTTGAAGGTGCTGACGATATTGCTACCCGATACAAAACTATAAACAAGTTTAGGGAATCCAGTAAAGTTTCAGTTCTTATTGGAACAAACATTCTACAAACGGGAGTAAATATTAAAGAGATCACTCACTTTATTAATGCTAGAGGTCTTATGAGTGAAATTGCTACCTTGCAAGCTTTAGGTCGTGCTTTAAGAAAGCATGAGTCCAAAGAAAAAGTTTTTATTTACGATTTCATGGACAAAGAAAAATATTTAGTAAAGCACTCCAAGAAACGCAAAAAATACTACGAAGACGAAGGGCACGAGGTTACAGTAATATGATTACCGATGGAGATATCAAGAAACAACTAACTTCTTTTACCGATGCTGAAAAACAAACATTTAAGTTTGCAGAAAAAGAGTTAGAATCAATATTATCTAGCAATCAGCTATCAGAGGATGTTGTTCATAGACTAACAAATGTAATCACTCAATTGAATGGACTCAAAGAATCTTATTTTTGGAGATTGCTTAGAGCGGCCAAACAAAATCATATGATTGATTGATTACTTAGATTTTATTTTATCTATTTCCATCTCAAGTCTTTGAGAAATCTTAAGAACTTCCCGTGTAGTTTCTTGAAGTTCTTTTTGATTCTCTAATGCAACTTTCAGCAACTCTTTTTGATTCTCAAGTATTTGCTCCATTTTAATTCCGGCTTGAGCATCATATTTTCCTCTTAAATCAGCGTTTATTTCATTTTTAAGAGAAATAAGTTTTTGTTCTACTTCTATTTTTACTGAGTCACAGTGATCAGTTGCACGATATTCAATATATCCAGCAACAGATCCCACGCAAGCTATCACCACCAAAGTCATTTTGACCATATCTTGAGTTACTGAATTTATTGGCATATTAATATCTCTCTAGAATTGCATCAAAGGTGTATGCAATGTAATCTACATCAAAGTTCCTGGCTGTTGTAGTTGTCGGAGTTACATTGAATCCTGGAAGGACAGCTATTCCAGCTAGGGGTATTGTATTTGAAACATTGGTTTCATTAGCAACTAACACATCATTTATATAGAATTGAACATTATTTAAATCTTTTATAAAAATTCTAAAAGTATCTGGTGCATTAGTATTTTGATAAGTAATTCCAGTATTTATTCTTCTTTCGGAAGAGGCTCTTCTAGTTACAGCGTCCCAAGTTCCGCTTGCTGCTGCTCTTTCAAAATAGAATCCGTTTGCTGGTGTTATTGTAGTCATATCTGAAGTTAAGCCAAGTTGCACGGTATGATCAGTACCTGTAGTTGAAGCTCTTCCTCTAAGTTTAAATTCAACACAATGTTCTGTTAATACTGTAGTGTTGGTTCCTGCATTAAGAGGATAGAAAGATGCTACTTGGTTGGCTGTAGTTCCTGAAGTTCTTCTAAAAGCTCCCATTGAACCAGAGAAAGTAGTAGAAGCTAATGCAGTTATAGATCCGTTTGTAAATGACCATCCTGCATATCCAGCTTCCCCTGTTTCAGTAGATCCCTGAATGAAATCATCAAATACTGCGTTAGTATCAGAATCCATTGTATCTCCACCGTAGTCTCTATCGTGAGATAAAACTACCCAACTACTTCCATTAGAAAGAAGTTCTACTTGTTCTCTAGGCATTCTCATTTTTACTCTATTGAGAATAGTGTTTATTGATCCTCCAGAAACTGTAACTACTTGACCACTTGTATCAGATTTTATGATACTCATAACTTTACCTTGACAAGTAGATGCATCTGGAAGAGTTAGATTCATGGGGCCATTTTCTGCACTTGCAAACCAATAGTCAATATCAGTTGTTAAAGTTACTGAACTTGCAGTAATAGTAGAAACTTCATTCCAATTTGGTTTCCATTCTCCAGTAGAAACATATTGTAAGTTATGGCTTTTTGATGGAGCAGTGGAATTTACAGTAGTGCTTTGAATTTTATTAGCATTCCAAATTGCAGAAGCATATGGAAGATTAGCATAATTAGTTGCAGAAACTGTTCCACCTTTTATAGTTCCTGAAATATCTATAGACTGAACATTCTTGAATGTACTAGTAGCTAAATCATAACTAATCAAGTCTCCACTCACTAGACTTGAGGCTAAGTTCATTCCTACTATATCATTAATCTCAGGAACTGTTTCTACTTTTACATAAATGATTCCATTATTTGCCTGACTACGAACAACATAGCCAACAGGGTGAGCTTCATATGGAGCAGGAGGTCTGACATTGTTTAATTGACCATTGCTTGATACATACAGTATATCTCCACCTGAGAATAAACTAGTATCTAAAATATCCCCCCCATCTCCACTAACTGCTCCCTCTGTTACAATGTAACCAAATGCTCCTGCTGCTATAGTTGTATCAGTTAAACCAAAGACATGGTTTGAAAAACCCGTTGCTTCGGGAACATGGGTATTAATTGAAGAAAGAACAGCGACATTTGCAACATCACCTGTAGTTCCAGTTACTGTAACTGGAGTTCCTTTTGGCATTGAAGCAGCCGTGCCATTCTTTACATATTTTAAAACTCTTTGAGCATTGTTAGCTTCGTACCATACTAGAGTAGAAGAAGGAAGATTTAAATAAGTAGTCGCAGAGACTGAACTTGGAACTAAGAGAGAGCTTAGTGTGGAAACTCCACTAACTGATAAGGTTCCACCACCTCCAATAGCTATATAACCAGCATCTGCAATACTGATTCCAACACCTTGAGAGAGTTCTAATCCAGCATCAGAGGCCGTTACTCTAACATATTGTGCTGGTTGATAGAACCCCCCTGTTTGTTCATATCTAATCAAAGAACCATCAAAGAAAGCTGGCTCTACTCCACCCGCAGGAAGCACCGCACCCGTTACCAACTTCTTACTTGATACTAATCCACTTCCACCTGAAGAAACTGTTAATACATGGGTTCCAGTAGATGTTGGAGCTAACGAAGTTACATATAAGTCTCCAGAGACATTTATGTCAGAGGTAAAGTTAGTTTGATTTCCAAAAGTTAATAGACCTTCTGCTAATGCCCCTCCAGTAGTTCCAACAACAATAATATCCCCAACTTTTAGATACCCAGCACTTACATAACTAATATAACCGCTGCCAGCATTGTCAACATATAAATCACCATCTATTTGAGTATCTTGTAAAACAGATAGATCCAGAACATTTATTTTTCCACCTGTAGCAGTGACATTTAATAACTTATTAGCGGAACTTAAACTAACATTACCGCCAAAAAACGCATTCCCTTCCGCAATCGTATTTCCAGAATCTACCTTTAGTCCACCATTAAAAGTAGCTAGTGATCCAAAAGTAGGATTTCCATTAACTGTTAAAGCTCCAGTAATTGTTCCTGATCCATTTAATTGTAAGGAAGTTGTAGTGAGCCCTCCAGTTATTGTAGCACTACCATTAATAGTAGCACTAACTCCAGAGAATTGAGTTCTAGCTTTTACTGTATCAGCAGTAATATCACCAGTTACATTTACACTGTTAGTAATATTAGCAGTAGTTATACTAGCAGTTCCAATAGTAGCAGCAGTTAAAACAGCATTAGGAGCAGAGAACTGTGTAGTTGCTGATACTGAAGGTGCTCTTATTGAAGTGTTTGAAACTAAATCATTAGTTGTTATGGTTGAGTTAACTTGAACTGGAGCAAGAGCAGTTAGTCCAAAATCAGCAGTTATATATGTTCCAGAAAGATTAGTTGCAGAAACAGAAGTAGCCTTTATTCGTTTTCCTGTTCCTGTAACATTTACATCATCATTAAATGTTGAGTTACCTGTTACATTTAATCCATTTGCAGTTACAGATACTGTATTATTAAATGTAGAAGTTCCATTAATTGTCAGACCTTGTGAAGAAACTGTACCTGTATTATAAATAGCAGCACTATTTAAATCTCTAGTGTCAATATAAGATGCTGCACCAAGCAAACTAACATGAGAATTTGTTCCTGTTAAGGAGATTTGTGCATTAGCACCTCCCAAAGTAATCGAAGCATTAGCCCCATTAAAATCTAGTGTTGTAGTATTTCCAGTTACAGAAATATTGTTTCCAAAAGTAGAAGTTGAGGTTACTGAAAGAGTTCCCGCATTTGTCGTAGTCCCTGTAAATGAAGGGGTGCTTAGACTGGTATTGAATCTTCCTGTGAGTCCACTAACATTAGTAGCAGAAACAGAACTAGCTCTTAGGTCACCACTTGCTGATATATCCTCTACACCATTCAAATCTTTTCCATTGAATGTTAAAGGACCAATGCCAGTAAATATAGCACCGCTAACCGAAGTGAAATCAACAGAACCAGCAGCGATTGTTATTGATGCATTAGCGGAAACAGCACTTCCATTAATCAAACAACCAGGAATTAATCGAGCATTATCAGCACTTGTTGCTAATCCAGAAAGGTTTCCTGAGAAGTAGTTTGTGCTTCTAACAATTGGAGCTTCTAAGCTAGTATTAAATATTCCTGTAAGCCCACTTACGCTATTAGCAGAAAGAGAACTATCAAAAGTTGCTGCTTCGTTTACTCTTAGTAAACCTTTAGTTGTTGTGGTTATTCCTGTTCTACCTATTTCAACTCCATTTCCGGCAGTTGGAATTATTCGTACAATTCCAGTTCCATTAGAGTTTATATCTATATTATTATTACTAATTGAGGAAATTACTAATGTTGTGTTGCTTTGATTTCTAAATATATCACTTCTAACTGAATCCGAAGCAAGAATAGTTGTTCCAGAAGCAGTATTAGTAAATCTAATGTCAGTTGAAGAAGCAAAAGGAGAAAAAGCAGAAGCAGAAGAAACACTAGCTGATGCTCTAAGATCACCAAATCTACCTGTACTAATTCCGCTTATTTCTTGACTATTAAATCCTACTCCACTACTAGCGGCTTCTAAAGCGTCTTTGACACCACTGAAGGACACTGTGCCTGTTGCAGCTATGGTTGTTGATTGTCCCGACCTTAAATTTACTGAAGTTCCATTAATGATTACATTCTCTATAGCAGATGCATAATTTGCACTTACTGCATTTCCTGATAAGTTTCCTGAGAAGTAATTTGAAGTTCTTACAATTGGAGCATCAATTGTATTAGCAGCAGAAACAGATGCAGCAGAAACTGATGTGGTTCCTCTGACATCAGTAGCACTCATTGTTCCTGTTACATTTAAGCCTCCTGTAAATACCCCTACTCCTGTAGTTGAAATAGACCCTGTTACTGAAATATTATTAATAAAACTAGCTGTAGAAGTAACATTCATTCCAGCGGTAGCATTTAAACTGCCTGTGTTTATTGCTGGAGCAGAAAAACTAGTTAACGCACTTAAGGTTGAAATTCTACCACTAGTCGCACTAAAGCTTTCTGCTGATACTGAATTAGTAGCTCTTATATCAGTTCCAGTAAAGCTTGTAATAGTTGCACTAGGACCAGAAAAAGATCCTAAAGAAGAAACATTGCCTGTTACAGTAATATTACTAGTTATACTAGCATTAGTTCCTGAAATACTTGGGGCTGCTAGTCTATTAGAAGCAGAAAGATTAGTAGCCGAAACATTGTTTGCTCTTACAGCACCTATTCCTGAAACATCTTGGTTATTAAAAAACAGAGGCCCAGTAGCAGAAAATATAGCAGAGCTTACAGAGGGGAAATCCACTGTAGCCGTAGTAGAAATATTTATACTTGTTCCAGAGGATAAGTTATAAGAAGTTGAATTAATTAAAACTCCTGTAACTGCTTCCGCTCTTGTTGCGACTCCTGATAAGTTACCTGATAAGGTTGTAGCTGAAACAACAGAAGCTCTGATTTCCCCCACACCACTTAAATTTTTATTATTTAAAGTTACCGCTGCTGTAGCGGAAGCTAAAGCTGCTCGAACAGAGGATTCATTAGTTGGATCTCCTGTTGTAAACGCTCCAGCGTTCGCTTCTAATGCAATACCATTAATACTAACCCCAGGAACAGCAATAGCATTTGTTGCACTTAAAGCTGTTCCTGATAAATTACCTGATAAATCCCCTCTAAACTTACCACCACCAGAGATTACAAAATCTCCAGAGAAAGCTAATTCACCGCTACCACTAGCTAAAGCATCTCTGACAGATTCAAAAGTAACTTCAGCGGAAACTCCAGAAACTTCATCTACAACGAATTGTCTAGTCGTTGAGTTATAGGAAATGTTAACATTTCCAACAGAAGATACTAAACCAGAAATATCGGTTCGGCCTGTGCCTCCGATTCTTTCTGAAATAACATCTCCTTCACCTAAAGCTGAAAGAGCTAAAGGTTCATTACTATCTGGATCTAAAAATACAGTTACTAGTGATGATACTGTTGCCATACATATTTTTTTATTATCGACCTAAATCGTATTGATATATATCTTTTGCTTTTATGGGATTAAAAGGAGTTACTACACCATAAGTTAAAGTAACATTAAATGCACTATTTGTTCCGGCAGGATTTTGAGTAAAGGGCAATATCCGAATTGAATTAAATGATTCATTTGGTAAGCATAAGTATTCATAAGTAGAAACACCCGATGTGACTAATAAGCAAACTCCTAAAGGTGATAAACTTCCTGCTGTTAAAGAACTAACAGCGGTAGCAAAAGCTACGGAACTTAATGCATTTGTAATACTAATAGTACCACTATGAGGAGACACAAAAACTACTGGGCTTGGGTTTGTAGCAGTAGTTCCTGATGCTGTACTTATAGATACACTAAAATAATTACAATTTATAGTATTCCCACTGCTATCAAAACATCTTATTTCAGGAGTTGCAGTGGGTACTTCTCTACTAAGAAAATTTTTAGAAAAAGTTCTTTGACAAACTGTTGTTGATGCCATATTAACTTCCTTTAGTGTAAGAGAACCTATCCCCTAATTTTACTGGATTTAGTGGAACAACAGTGCCAAAAGTTACAGCCGCAGTTCCTCCCATAATCAAATTTCTAAATATTACTTTATTAAAATTTTCATTTGGTAAACAAACATACTCATAACAAGTAGAATCACCAAAAATTGCAGCCATGGCGAACCCTCCTGCGCCAGAACCTGCCGCACCGCTTAAGTTAGTATTTGATAAAGAACTAACATTTTGAGTATAAGATACCCCTCCACTAGGTTCAACAAAAAGAGTAGCAAGTCCTGTTGAAGTTGCAGAGGGGCTAAATTGAACATTAATATAGTTGCAATTTATAGTGTTTCCTGAAGAATCTGTGCAAGTTAATTCTAATCCACTGGTATTTGTAGGAATAAATACCATCTTAGAAAATGTTCTTTGACAAAGAGTTACCCCTGCCATATTAATCGTTCTCCTCTTCTTCTGGAGTATCGCCTTCAGCCATGTTTAGCTCATCCGCTAAATCTTTTATCATAGCTTCTAGTTTAGCTATATCGGCTTTTATTTGCTCTGGATTCTTTTCTTCTGTTGGCACTTGTTCCCCCATTTCTTCTTCAGGAGCCTGTTCTCCTTCCATAGGGGGCATCTCTTGCCCTTGAGGAACTTCTGGCTCTGGAGCCTCCATTTCTTCTGGCTCCTGCTCCATCTCTGGTGCTTCCTCTTCGCCTTCTTCAGATTCCATCTCACCTTGGTCGAGATTTTCATCTGTTTCATATTGATCATCTTGCTCAACACTAGGTCCTAGGTTGTCTCTCATTCCTGCAACAACTGAGGACATAGCTTGTAGATCTTTAGCTATTCTCTTAAAATCTATTGTAGCGTACTTGCTTACTAAACGATTCTCATCAAGAATCTGACCGTATCCTGAGCTAATGAACATATTGTAAATGAAGTCGTTTACATCTATGGCTTCAACTCCAGACTTATTCTTGAGAGATTCCGCTAGTTCAGATAGAGTCTTTTTGACTGCTCCACCATTAGGAGCTAGGCGTGAAAGAGTTTCAAAGATTATAATTTGCGTGTTTACTAAACTCTTAAAGCTTGGAGGATCCTGAAGATTTAAAACATTAATACCAAACTTCTCATTCAAGGAGTTTATTAGGTATTCACGAACTTCCTTTTTGGCTTCAAATATCTTTGAAGCATACTTTTGAATATCTTTTTCAGTAACTCCGAGACCTTCAACCGAGGCCAAGCAGCTTGAGAAAGTCTTATATAGATTGTTCTTTGAAGCTAAAGCAACATAAGGAACTTCCTTAATGGCTTCTGATAGAGCAGCTATAACTTTAGCATCCTCTTCAAAGATGCAACTAGCCAATTTTTGAATTGCTTGATTTGAAGCCCAGATCGTATCAAATTCTTTCTTTGATTCGAGTAACTCTTTTTTAACGAGTTCTTGTCTACAAATCATGTCATACATCGTGGAGGTAGGACCGTCCTGTAAAACAAAAGTCTTTTGTTCCTCTAGAGTCTTGTAGTCAAGACGCTGTAGATTGAAAGCTTCTGAGATAGTATTAGATAGATTAACAGCATTTCTAATCTCTGGAACTCTGCTGATCTTCTTAAAGTTAGTCTTTAAGAATTGGACTATTTGAGGCTCAAGTTCAAGGAATCTCTTGAACTCGTCGGACTCCATAATCTTCTCAACCTTGCGAAGTTTCTCAGTCTTTTCATTAAGTTTGTTTTGAACATTATCAAACTTAAGTCTATTTTCCCAAAGACTCAGGATTTCTCCAAAGTTTGAGTTAGCAGACTTGTAGTCATTCTCATAAATGTCTTTTACAAAGCTAGAAACTTTTGAATTGATGAACTTTTGATAAACACTGTCATCTTCAAAGATTTCACTATCCTGAATTCGAATATTAGTTATAGAGGTCTCTGCACCTATAGAGAAGTTACCACTAATAACCTTATTGCTTTCGGTTATGTAAGTAACTATTTGGTTTGAGCCATCAATAGCGAATAAAGATACATTTTCGCGGAGGGATCTGCCAATGCAATCCCCTAATTTAACTAACTGGGATATTTTCTTGTCCCGATTTTCATATAAAGTTGTAAACATATTCGACTCCATAGATGTCATTTATTATATATGCGTTTATTTTTGACAATTTTTAAGTTTATTGGATTGTTTAGCTATAATTCTTTCCAAAATTAGCTTATCATTTCCCGAAATATCTAAAATAGAAGATAATTTACTTAAACTTTCTTGAACTGGGGGCTGTTGTCCTGGGGAAGGGGCTGTGGGAGGAGCGTTTTCAGCCCCTTCTTGACCCCCTGCCTCACCATACCCAGGCCCAGCCATAGGTTGAGTGGTCTGCATGGCCTCCGCTTGAGCTTCTGAAGCCTGTGCTTGCTCTTCTTCTAGCTCTCCCATAACTTGCTCTATCTCTAAATCAGTCATATCAAAATATTCTTTGTATAACCTCTTTTGAGATAACATTTGTAATCCCTTTACAGCTTGAATTACTCTTGTCTTTTGCTCATCAAGATCCAACTTACGCTTTGCAAACATATCAGAAGGATCAGGTAACTTAATTTTAAGTTCTTTAATTAAGCTTGGGGGATATTTTTTTAATTGAAGGTGGCGTTTAGCTAAATTTTCTAATCCAACTTCAATGTTTTTCTGAACACGAATGATTACTCTTGCAAACTTAACATCTAATTGTGCTAAGTTAGCTTTTCTTTCTGGAGATTTATCAAACTCAACAATATAATCTTTAGGGATTTTTAATGATGCTAGGAGTTTATCTCTAAAGTATTTTACATCGTCAACTTCTCCAAGGTTCTCTGCACCTTTAAGAGTATCAATTTTTGTTCCTGCTCCATTACGAGTTGCAACGAAGTAATCCTCATCAACGCTCATTGGGTTGTAACGAGCATCTACTGTATTGGCAACTGTGTTATAAAACTTCTCTTTCTTGAGTTTTTCTTTTACTCTTTCAACAAAAAGCTCGGCTTTCTGTGTAGGAAGATTTCCTGTATCAATGTAGAATATGCGTCTCTCTGGTGCGCGAGACAATCTATAAATCATCATTGCATCTTCCATCATACGCAGAGATTTGAATGTACGATGGCAAGAAGCAGCTATAGATTTTCCGTAAGGATAGAACGCTGGATCTGATGTGTGAAGTCTGAAGTGAAGAATTTGATTCTTATCTAATTTTATGTATTGAGATGGTTTATTTCCACCATACATATTAGATCCGATTGATTCTAAGCTAATCCTGTCTGGAACCTCTTGTAAAAATTCCTTTAGGTAACCGTATTCATCTTCAACTCGTAAGATATACCCAGGATTAAGTATCTTAATTTTGCGAACACCTTGTTCAGGCTTGTTCACATCAATAACTATTTCAGCGAAGCAGTCCCCATACTTAACAGTGTTTCTTGTTATGTCCCAAAGAAGACGATCTAATGCAATCTTAGTGAATAGATCATTTATTTCTTCAACTATATCTTGACTGCTAGATTTTACTAACCACTCATCATTACGGCTATTTTTTTGAGTGCTGTCATCTGCATAAATATCAAACGCAGCGCAAATCTCTGGATACCCATCCATCTCCTCATACTCTTTATATCTTCTTTTACGATTTAGCTCAAGTTGAGGTATTAGAGGAGTTCTATTAACAAGAATTGATCCTGCGGGACTGTCTGTAGGCTCCCCAGTCTTAATTACATCAGCATTAATGATGGTATCGCCAGATTTGCCCTCTAACTCTTTTTGAAGAGGAATTACAGCTTTTCTAGCAAAAAATTTAGCAAAAAAACGACCGATAGGCCCTGTTGGGTAATAGAATTCAGGCTGAGTTACATTTCCAAACTCAGTGTAGCCTTCATTTATTTTATTTTTTATCTCATCAGCCATTTGTAATCTTCCTCAGTGATGATAGGGCTTTTTCCTTTAGTTGGCATAGGCATTCTTTGCTCTTCCGTGGAATTTGCTTGTAATATATCCCGTGGAAGTGTGTCCATAAGATTTTTATATCCATAAACACTCAAAGCTAAACTCATAACCAAATCATCATTCTTATTTTTTTCTGCTACAGCTTTTCCCGATTCATTTACGATGAAAGTTAATAATTCGTCACAAGTTCTTGTTGAATTAATCTTAATCATGTCAGTTCGAATAGCCTCTTCTAGAAGTGCAAGCAGTTGTTCTCTATTTTGAGATGTTAATTGAAATCCAAACTTACCTCGTTCATCAGACCATAGGTTTTCGTATTCCAAAACATTAAAAAGCCAGTCTATTAAGTTATTTCCAATCGTATTTCGTTCGGGCAAAACATAAGCCATATTATATATACTTGCTTCAGTAGCTATAATTGATGCAAACTCGTTTATTGGCGTATTATTCGAATAAAATTCTGCAACTTGCTGCCCATTATAACAATTAATTATATGAAAGGCAGAATAATCTCGATTTCCCCCCAAAGAAGTGTCGCAACCTAGAATATAAGTATAATAAGGTTGAGGTTCTTGGAAAACTCTCATTTTATTTTCATATTTCTGAATATAATTAGTTGCCGTCTGAGAATTAATTCTAGTTAAAATTTCTCCAGCAATAAAAGTCTCGCCCGTTCCAAGGAAAGCCCCTTCATATTCCTGCATCCATTGACGCATAGGCATATTAGCTCGGGTAGTCTTTTCCCATTTATCAACATCCAACCCCTTCTCTTCCATTTCTTTATAAAGCCAATCAAATCCATCATGGCGTTTATATTCGGGGTGGTCTTGCCAACGAATATCTATTGGATTGAAAGAATTTTCTTTGTTTATAGCCTTGCTGTAAACATCGTGATACCAATTACCCACACCATTAACAGTTGAAAGAACGAACGCTCTACCACCTGTAGAAATAATCGGGTATACAGCAGCCCAAATGGTATCAATGTTCTCAATGAACGCAGCCTCGTCGATTATAAGCAAAGAACCAGCTAGTGAACGACCTGATTGCTTGCCTGATGGCCTAGATTTTATCGTAGAGTTAGTAGCTAACTTAAAAGTGTGTTTGTTATCCTCAATAATTCCAGGCTTAAGAAATGCTGGAAGCTCATCGTACATAACTTTTATTCTATCTAAAACCTCAGTTGATTCAGCATCCCCTCTAGACAAGATTACAACTGATTTATGTTTGTTAAATATAATAAACCAGAGAGAATAAGCAGCAGCAATCGTTGTACATCCTGCCTGACGAAACTTACGGAGAATATTAAATCTGTGAGCTTCTAGATCTTTTAAGATTTTTTCTTGGAATGGATAAAGTTTAAATGGAACTAAGCCACGAACAGGGTGAACAACCTTAACATATTTAGAAATAAAATATACTGGGTTTTCTTTACATAATTTAAACTCGGCAGCTAATTCCGCTTTTTCCATAATAATTTATTTCTATTTACTATTATAAGTACATGAATATATATGCTTTTATATGTACTAGAAGTAAAGATATAAGTAGTGTAACTACTAAACTACTTACTTATTATACTAATAGTAAGATTATAGTCCACTTATTAGTAAATCAATCATCAATTTTTAAAGCCTATGCCGCAGCCTTTGAAAAAGTGAAGCCTAATGATGATGATATTTGTATATTTTGTCACGATGACATCGAAATCTCTTTAAAAAACTCTGATTTCGAAAAAATTCTTAAAACTGAGCTAGAAAATCCTAAAGTTTGTTTTATTGGACCAGCAGGAACCACTAATTTAGGCAAAGATGCCGTCTGGTGGGACTGGAAGAGGCAAGAACAAGGGTATCATAAAGGGTTAGTAGTGCATATTAACCCAGATGGAAAGCCTTACCCTACATATTATGGTCCTTTTGGCAATGTAGCCGTATTGGACGGACTATTTTTAGCTGCTAAAGCAGGAAATTTAAGAAAAATAAGCTTAGAGAAGCCAGAAATTTTTGAAGGAAAGTGGGATTTTTATGATATTCACTATACTTCTTCAGCTTTAAAGGCAGGAATGGTCAACAGAGCAGTGCCTATTACCATGGTGCATCACTCAAGTGGGCAACTAGTGGGTAGGGACTCTTGGCACAAGAACAGGGAAGCGTTTATAAAACATAATACCTTACCTATAATCTTAAAAGAGGATTAATTTAATATGATAGAAAGTATTTTTTTAAGTTTTGTTATTTCAGCGTTAGTTATTTTTGGTGCTAGTATGCTTCTAGCTCAATCAACAATCTTTGAACCCCTAAGAACTTTCTTAGCTAAGAGATTCCATACTAACTTTTTTTGTAAGTGGGGATGGTTTTTAATTACTTGCCAGATGTGTACTTCTTTCTGGCTAGGTATTCTTATTCCTTACTCCATGGGAGCGATTCCAATTACAGGTTATCTAATAACAAACGGAGTCCTAGCTTCAGCAACCACAGTTATCATTGGAGCTATCCTGTCGAAGCTTGAGTGCAAGGAACAACGCCAAGGTAAGTGTGGCGGTTGTAATAAAAAAGCAGAAGAAACAGAAGAATGAGTTTAAGCCCTTCCTACACTAGGAAGGGCTATATACATCTTCCCCTTCAGCAGTGAGCTATCGGGCGTAACATATAATTTTTACTAGTCCACATAAAAAACCTCAGAAGTATGTAGATTTTTCCGAGAAGGGACTATGATAAAATCAAGGAGATATCCCTATGACAAACAAAAATAAAAATAAAAAAATCTGGATCGAATCTGAACGCGCTGGTATGGCAACTTACTACATGGTGATGTATCGTCAAAACCGTTACAGTGAGCCTAGAGAGCTTGCCATATACTCAAAGAGCCGAAAGCGTGCTGAGAGATTTATCAAGCAACTGCGTTCGGATCTAATGAGTGCGTGATAAAATGCAAGCTGTACTCGCAACAGTTTGGATAGTTAGCACTTGTTGGCTAGGAATTATGTTCTTCTTTTGGTTGACCTACAACAAAAAAGATAAAAACAAGTTCTAGCCTCTCTGGCGGGTTCTTCGTGGTATCTAATTTCACAAAATAATCCGTTACCCGCCGAGTCGAAGGAGGTGATCCTGATACCACAGAGGCCCTAGAGTTAATCTAGGGCCTCATTTATTTCTTAGTTACCTAAGAGTTAGTTATCAAGTATATGAGTGTCTTGATTTGTCGTAACCAGAGATACCAGTAAATGCCGTTGAATTAACATTAGTTATTCCAGTGAAGAAACTTCCAGTGGCATCTGTTGTTGGTACGAGATTAGGCTTGAGTAGCTTAGAGGTAGTAATAGCATCTCCAAGGCTATCCATGAAGTTTGTGAAGTTCACAAAATTCTCTTGAGTTGTTGAGTATGGACCAAACAACTGATAATCGGGACCCCATGAGTAGGGATTCTTACGAGTATCATAGATTCCGATGTGGCTTAAAGCAAACTTTGGATCAACGCCTTGCTTGAAGTCAACTAAGTTACCTTGAGCACCAGGACCCTCAAAGCTTAGTAATGTTCCATCAGTTCCGAAGTTTATAAACATTCTGTTAGTACCAATGATGGTGGTTACAGATTCAGCATCAGTTCCCTCAACCCAAGGTCTTCTGTAAATAAAGGGTTGAGAAGTAATAATAGTTCCCGCAGGACCTAGTATACCTGTTCCTGAAGTTGCTCCATAAGTGCTACCAAACTTGTCAGCATCAGGAAGCGTAGTGAACTTCTGAGGTTGCTGATAAGATGAAGTAGCATAAGAAGCTAAGACTTTTGAAACCGATACAGTAGCTTGTACGATATAGTTCAAATCAGTTCCTCCAACCACAATTGAAGGTGCATAAGTAGCTGATAGTGAACTTGGACCCTGTAATGGGGTTATGAAGTTTGATGGAGTTCTAGCATATAGAACTCTGATTGACTGTGTTAAAACATAGAATGGACCGCTTACTGAACCTGATGTATCTGTAAAGAAAGATCCAGAAGAAGTGCTAAGTCCCGATACAGGGACTGGTGTAATTGTAACTGGCATATAAAAATTCTCCTTTATAAAGGAGCCTACTACGAGGCTCATTCTTATATACAATTTTTTATTTTTAAAAAATATAAATATTTACAAAAAAGGGGACCCGTTAGTTTTTTTGAATACTTATAAGGGGTGTCATACCTCCCCTATGGGACTCCTAAGCTTTTTTGGAATTTTTG